AGCTCCTATTGAAAGGAAAGTATCTGAAGCCGAAATACTGGCTGTTAAAATGAAACCTCCCAAGTTCGTTAAGTCTAGCGAACTAAAAAACCTCAAAAAAATCTCACAATTGCCTCACGATCATCCCGCAAAGGCATATATAAACAAGAGACAAATTCCTACACCGTATCATGCTAAGCTGTTCTATGCTCCGCGGTTTAAGCAATTCGTTAACAGCGTGATACCAGGAAAGTTTGATACGTTAGATAACGATGAACCACGTCTCATTATACCGTTTCTCGATGAGGATAAAAACCTCTTCGGATTTCAAGGACGATCATTTCGTAAAGATGGCATACGGTATATAACAATAATGATCGACACAAAGAAGTCTAAAGTCTTTGGCTTAGATACATGTGATCGCTCACAAACTCACTACATTCTCGAAGGTCCAATTGATTCGATGTTTGTAGATAACTCAATCGCAATGGCTGGTGGATCTATTGATTGGGATTTAGTGAATGAAAACAGCGTTTTTGTTTACGATAACGAACCACGATCAATTGAAACATGTGCTAAAATTGAGAAGACAATAGATAAAGGATATAAGGTGGTCATATTCCCAGAGTCAATCAAATCGAAAGATGTGAATGACATGATTTTATCGTCCGAGACTATGTACATCAACGACGTTTTAAGAGATAATATATCCTCTGGACTCGAAGCGAAAATACATTACACTGCGTGGAAAAGAATATGAATCATCTTTTGATATCGACATTTATCAATGAAGACAATGCTCGTAAGGCTGAAGTATTCAAAGATAAGTATCATTATGGAGTACATATGTACGAGAAAGAAACAAAAGCGTGGGGTTATGGTCGCTGGATTCTTGCACGTACCGAATTGTTAGAAAAACACAATGTACACTATGCAGAAGATTTAGCAGAAAATTACGTTCAAAAATGGGGTGCTTTTAAAGAAAATGTTTAGATACAATTGCAAAATTCGCAGGATAGTCGATGGCGACACTGTCGATGTAGATATTGATCTCGGTTTTGGGATCTGGCAACACAACGAAAGAGTTCGTATTCACGGTATTGATACACCAGAATCTCGTACTCGAGATAAAGTTGAAAAACAATTTGGTTTATTGGCTAAGAAATATGTAGAAAGTAAATTGCCAGTAGGAACTAATGCAGTACTTGTTACCGAAAAACCTGGTGATGATGCAAAGGGTAAATTCGGCCGTATTTTGGGTAAATTTGAAGTATATGATCATGAGACAGATAGTGTAATGTTTTTAGGAGACATTATGATCCGCGAAGGTCACGCAGTTCCTTATTTTGGTTTAAGTAAGGAAGACATTAAAGAGGCACATCTCGCTAATCGTCTAAAACTGCATGAACGCGGAGTTATCTAGTGGAAATTTTTGTAACGAAAAGAGACGGCAACAAAGAAGCATTAGACCTCGAAAAGTTTCATCGCGTCGCGTCTTTTGCATGCGACGGTTTAAATGGTGTATCAGTTTCTGATTTAGAAATCAAAACACATATTCAGTTTTATAATAATATTAAAACGATTGATGTGCAAGAAACATTGATCAAAGCCGCCGCAGATCTTATTTCAGAAGAAACACCAAACTATCAATATGTGGCCGGCCGATTAATTAATTACGGGCTTCGCAAAGAAGTTTATGGTAAGTTCGAACCACCTACATTAGTAGAACATATTATTGAACAAATTTCATTTGGTCGTTATGACGGTGTATTGATGAACAAATACAGCCGCGAAGATATCGAATTTCTCGATACAAAAATCGACCATTCCCGGGATTTTGCCTTGACGTATGCTGCAATGGAACAGATGCGCGGCAAATACTTGATGAAGTCTCGCGTTACAAATGAGATTTTCGAAACTCCACAAATGGCAATGATGTGTATTGCTATGACACTTTTTCATGCTTATGAAAAAGACAGACTTGAATGGGTTGTGAAGCTGTATAATGCACTCAGTAATTTTGATATTAGTTTGCCTACACCAATTATGGCGGGAGTACGTACGCCCCAACGTCAATTCTCCTCTTGCGTACTGATAGAGGCAGATGATTCACTGGATTCAATCAATGCAACAGCATCCTCGATCGTTAAATATGTTTCACAAAAAGCCGGTATCGGTGTTGGAGCTGGTCGTATTCGCGCTCTCGGTTCCGCTATCCGCGATGGCGATACTTCTCATACTGGCATCATTCCTTTTCTTAAGTACTTTCAAAGTGCTGTTAAAAGTTGCAGTCAAGGTGGTGTCCGTGGTGGGGCAGCAACCGTATACTATCCGATCTGGCACTACGAAGTAGAAGATCTCTTAGTATTGAAAAACAATAAAGGTACAGAAGAAAATCGTGTAAGACACATGGATTATGGTGTACAATTTAATCAAGTCATGTATGAGCGGCTTGTAAAAGGTGAGAATATTACATTGTTTTCTCCGCATGAATGTCCCGATCTGTATGAAGCATTTTTTGTTGATGTAGATAAGTTTCGTGGGCTGTACGAGAAATATGAACGCAAGACATCTATTATGAAGAGATCTGTGCCTGCGCGAGATCTTTTCGCCGCGTTTATGCAAGAGCGAAAGGACACCGGTCGTATCTATTTGATGAATGTTGATAACGCAAATGATCATGGAGCATTTAAGAAAGAGCTAGCTCCAATTCGTCAGTCGAATCTCTGTTGCGAAATTAATCTTCCCACTACACCACTCAATGATCTGCACGACGAGAATGGCGAGATCAGTCTATGTACTCTGGCAGCTATCAATTGGGGCAATGTCAAGAAACCAGCAGATTTTGCATTGCCATGCGAACTGGCCGTACGAGCACTCGATGCACTACTCGATTATCAAAATTACCCAGTCAAAGCAGCAGAAGTTGGATCTATGAATCGTCGGCCATTAGGAATTGGCATCGTTAATTTTGCACATTGGTTGGCTAAAAACGATACAAATTATCAAGAACCAAACCTCGAACTTGTACACGAATATGCAGAAGCATGGTCATATTATTTGATTCAAGCTTCTGCTGTACTCGCTGCAGAAAAAGGTGCATGTTTGAAGTCAAACGAAACCAAGTATCATGATGGTACATTGCCTATCGACACTTATAAGAACACTGTCGATGAGTTGGCAAAGCCTAATTATAAGATGAATTGGGACGAGTTGCGCGATCTATTACAAAAAGTAGGCATACGCAATTCGACACTGATGGCATTGATGCCAGCTGAGACGTCTGCGCAGATTAGTAATAGTACGAATGGTGTTGAACCACCTCGCTCACTTATCTCTGTAAAGCAATCTAAAGATGGTGTGTTGAAGCAAGTTGTGCCGCAGATTGGTCGATTGAAAAATAAGTATGATTTACTTTGGGATCAAAAATCTCCTGAAGGTTATCTTAAGATTATGGCTGTTTTGCAGAAGTTTATTGATCAAGGCATTTCCGTAAACACAAGTTATAATCCTTTGCATTACGATGAAGAGAAGATTCCGCTGTCATTGATGATGCAGCATATGTTAATGTTCTACAAATATGGAGGCAAACAACTCTATTACAATAATACTTATGATGGAGCCGGCGAAATTACCGATGAGCGCGATCCGCCTGTCGAAGAACAAGCTCCAGTCTGTGATCTGAGTAGTCCGGAAGATTGTGACGCATGTAAAATCTAATGGCATTTTTAGTACATAATCTACCACCAATCCCAGTCATGGTTCGTAAAGAGTATCTCTATGATCTCGAATATGGCCATGGCGAGTTTACACCTGGTGTTTGGACATCAGTCAAATCTGTAACTGGTAAAGCACTTTACTTCGAAACACTGCTTACAGATTATGGCGCATTGTTCGATAAGCTACCTCTTTCTGCATTTGTATGGAAGACAGATCTTGATTACGATCTGCCACTTGATATATTACAACTGTGGGATTGCTTCGACTATCATATAACTGTTATCCAGAAACCACTTCTGTCAAGTTGTAAGTTTTTCGGCAAAGATAAACAGTTTCATGAAGGTGAATATTTGTTTACAATAGATAATTGCCATGCAGATAAAAACGTTCTAAACGAGAATTTTAGTGAGTTTGATCCTGAGCATAAATCATTTAACATCATTCAATTGCAGAACGGTCAGTTCGCCGCTCAGCCCAATAATCGAATCATTTGGCGAGACTCTAGTTTGACGATAGACGAGCCACTGACACCAGACTTTAAAGTATGTACACAAAACTATCATGTAGAAACAGAACCAAAGTGGAGTGTAGGTCATACAGATGAGTGGAGCTACAAGACAAAAGAAGAAGCTGAACTAGATATAGTGAAAGATGACTATGTACAGTTCGAAAAGAAATATAAAGAAGGTTTAGAAGATTATACAAGAGTAAGAGAAGATAATGAGCGATACAGACACAGAAAGAAAGTCGCTAAGCGAAGAAGAGATCAGCAATCTAACAGCGACTGAGCTACATGATATTGCTGAAGCACACGATCAAGTATTTGAATCAGTAACACCCAAAAATACCATTGACTGGTATATTAAATGGGCATCAAGCATAATTATATTAGGAGCCATTTCAGTACGGGCATCAGGCGTACCTGAATTGATTTGGATTGACATGTTATTGTCATGGATTGGCGCATGTGGATGGTTTGTTGTATCCTACATGTGGAGAGACCGAGCATTGATTCTATTGAATGGTGTAATCGGTATCGTCCTGTTTTCAGGCCTTATTAACTACTTTTTTGGATAACTTAAATGTCCGTATTCCATACAGAAAAAATAGATTTTACAACACAGCCAGCATTCTTTGGCCCTCGTGTTAACATTGCACGATATGACAAGCAACGTTATCGCATTTTCGAAACACTTACTGATAAGCAGCTCGGATTCTTTTGGCGGCCCGAAGAGGTTGACGTTACACGTGATAGCAAAGACTTTAAGAATCTTACTCAACACGAACAACATATCTTTACGAGCAATCTGAAGCGTCAGATCTTGCTCGACTCAGTACAAGGGCGAGGTCCCGTTGAAACGTTCATGCCTTTGTGTTCGTTACCCGAACTTGAGAACTGGCTCGTGACATGGGCTTTCAGCGAGACCATCCATTCCCGATCTTATACACATATTATTCGTAATGTATATTCAGATCCTTCTAAAGTATTCGACGAGATGCTAGACATCAAAGAGATCGTTGATTGTGCGCAGTCTATCTCTAAGTATTATGAT